CTTTTCAGATTTAAATTGTAATGCGTCTTTTACTTTTTTAACATCTCTGGATTTATTACTTAAATATCTATTTTTATCCTTCTTATATTGAATTACATATTTTAAGTTTCCTTCATTTACGGATTCACTTTTCATATATTTAACAAATTGTTTAGCACCTTCAATATATCCTAATAATTCTTTTTTATCCACACCTTTAAACATTTTATCTTTTATCACAATACTAAGAATAACTTTTGAATTTTTAGATTTATTTTTCATTACTATGCCATGTAATACATCTGTTTGGTCTTTATCTAAAATACCCATTCCACCTTCATTTACGGATTCTTTAACTACTCTCATTCCAACTTCGTGATATTTATCTGAATTAATTAATTTATTATAGAGAATAACTCCAGCTCTTTTAGATTTAGCTACTTTCATTATTTTTTCTTTACCTTTTTCATCAGCAACATATACTTCCCATTCAGAGTTTTTGTAATCTTCTGTAAGTTTTACTTCATTTACGGATTCCATTGTTCCATGTTTATCAATATATTTTTTTAAGTCTTTCATATTTGCAAAAGTTTTTTGTAATGCAGGTACGATAAGTGGATGGCCATCTTTACGATTTTGTCTTTTCCAATCATATCCTTTATATTTTGCTTCATTTACGGATTCGGTTAGATTACTCTTGGATATCTTTGAAACAGAACTCATAATCTTAGCCGAGTGTTCTATGAATGCAGTTTCAAATTTATATAATTGTTTTTCTAACCTCAAATATTCATTATTTGGGGATTCTGTTTTTATAGTATTTAATTGTTTTTTGAGTTTACCCCATCTCTCTAAGAAACTACTACGAGATTTCTGAAAATTATTAAAAGCTTTGGATGTTTTTACACCCTCTTTTATAGCCAGAACACGAACTGCTTCATTTATAGATTCACCCAATCCCTTTTTAGCCATTTGTTTTATTAATTTTTTAAATTCTGCTGGTTTTTTCTTTCCCATTTTAATAACACCAGCTATACCTTGTGGATTCATCCAAATAAGTTTAGAAATTACTTTTAATTCGTTTTCATTAGCCCATTTGAAATCCTGTTCATAGTCCAATGAACTTTCATTCAACTTCTGAATTTCTTCTCTAATCATTTCTCGTAATTGTAATTTAGTTATTTTCATAATAATTACTCCTCCGTACTGTTTTAATAATTTTTTTTACTTGTTTACTAACCTCTGAACCTTTTAGTTCACCCTTATTAAACGCGTGAACTATCCCCATAAATTTTTGTTGGGCTTTTGATTTGGAAGGCATTAGCCGCCAATTGGATTTGGATTAGAACCTGCAGTTCCATCTCCAAATGTTGTATTAGCTTTACCAGTATCTGGTATTGCAAATGTATCCAATCCCTTTTTACCAGTCTGTGGTGTTACCGCATCTGCACCATCTGCTAATTCCGTATGAGTTGGTGGTGTTATTTTACCATTATTTGGTATTGGCATTTCTTCTAATCCAGGCATCTTACTCTCCTCTTATAATCTTATTAATGATATCTTCTGCTTTACAATAAGTACCACAAGTTCTACCTTGTGTTAGTGGTTGTGATACACCCTCATTGACTGGATGTAAAAACGCACCATGTGTTGATGGGTTTGATACGAAATCAAATGCAATCAATTCAAAGTCTTGTCCAACTTTCATTACTGGTGATTTACCATCTGCTTCTTGTACCGTCTCAACTGACCCCATTCCACGAGAACTGATACCTAACTTAATACCATTCTTAAATAATTCTCTTAAAATATTTCCACTCGGTGTAGTTAAAATTTCTACTGTCCCCAATAAACTATCACCCTCAAAATGCATTTCAGTAATATTGTGTGATACATTCTGTAAATTCACTACTGATGAATCTGGATGGTCTAACTCACCCAATGCTCTTTTCTGTTTAATAAATCCATCATTATAATTCTGTGCTTCTCTTGTTAGAATCTCCATTGGATATACTCTCCCATTTTGATTCTTTGCATCTGCTCTCTGTAAAACACCTTTAACTACCAACTTACCATCATTCTCCTTAATGGATTCATTAATTTGGGTTGTTGATATCTCAAATGGTATATAATCTACAATTAAACTTCTCATCTTATTTCATCCTTTTAATCATGTCTATCGAATCTCTCATAAACTTGGTTACCCCACTTTTATATGACCTCTTTATTTCTTTAGCCAATTTTTTATTTTCATCACGTGGGTCTTGTAGAAATGCTTGTTCTAATTCATACATTTGCTTTCTAAATTTTGTTTCCGTTTTAGCAATCTTTGCTAATACATTTCTTGCAAACCTTACATCATCTGGGCCTTCTGTTATAGATTCGTTTTCCATATCTTTGAACGCCTGTTCTTTAGCTTTTCGTTCCATTTCTTTTTCATCTCTGTCCATTTTAGCGTTTGCATCATCAGCAGCTTTCATAGCTTTCTTTTCGATATCTTTTGCTGAACCATCTTTGGTTGGTCGTCCACTTCCTGGCCCACCTTCTTTTTTTAATTTGTGAGCTTTCATTGTATCTTCAAGAGTAACTAATGGTGAACCAAATTCTCTATTCAGTACATCTATTGATTCTTTTAAATATTTGTCGTTTTGTTTCATTGTAGTTTCCCTACTTTGTTAGCGAGTTTGACTAATCTCTCTGAAATTTTACTCATTGCTTTGTGTGTGTTCTTCCAATATGATTTTGAATCTACACTTAACTCATTTTTTAATTTAACATTCATATCAATAAGTTTACTTAATTCAGTTAGTTTATCCCTAACCTCTCTCATTGATATACCAATTTTTTGTTTAGCCGTTAAAGTATTATCATTACGATATTGTGTATAATGACCTTCATTTAACCCTGGATTCTTTTGTTGTCCTTTATCCCAACTATTCATTAAACCAGCAAAGGGAATGACATATTTTTTAAAATTCTTTATAATAAGTTTTTCATCTGTTTTATCGCCACTAAATTTAGAAATAGTTTTACCTAAGTCCATAGTTTCTCCTGCAAAAGCTTGATATGCTCTATAATACTTTATGTATGCATTATGATAATCTCTTTTTTGACCTTCAGTTAGACCTTCAGTTACTTTTTTATATCCTGCTTCTTCTGGGTCTTTGTGGCCTGATTTAGTCTTTTTATCAAAGGCAGATGGTATATCATAGTGAATACCATTACCAGTTGAACCACCTGCAGTTACAGTCGTAGATGCTTCTTCCAACTCTTTCATAATTAATGTACGAAGAAGTTCTCTTAATGTTTTTCTATTTAATTTTGTGGACATTATCTAACTCCTTAATAAGTTCGTAATACCTCATCAATGAAACTACATGCGAATCTTTTACAAACTTACCAGTAGTAGAAGTTTCTGTATGTGTTATTGCTTCATTTAGTTTTATTTTAGTTATCTTATCATTCACTTTATTTAAGTGAGCTTTTAAGATTCTCTTAACTTTTATAACTTCAGTATCAATGAACTCCCTTAATGAATTAGTATTGGAAAGGTTGTTTATGTATTCTCTCAATAGATTCTTTTGATGTTCATTTAGAGTGCTGTATTTTTTGTTAAATTTATCAACTAATAATTGATAAGTAAGTAAACGTAAATCTTCTTCTTGGGATTCCATAAGATGTTTCTTAATAGATTTTTTTGTTGGAGTAGTACATACTGTCTCAATGATAGTTACTTTACTATCAGTTTCCTCAACTGGTGTAATATCGAGTTTAGCCGATTCCGATTCAAATACATTATAAATGGATGCCAAGATTTTATAATTCGGTATTTTTGTGTTGAAAAAATCAACTACTGAATAATTTTCTTTAATCGTTTTAATTAGATTATACTTCTCATTTTTTAATCTACGATTAGATAATTTTCTTCGATTTTTAGTTACAGCTTCTATTAATATATTAGCTTGCTCACTTTTAGAATACTTCTTTTCTAAAAGTATCTTATAAAGTTCATATTCTTTACCCAATTCTGTTTTTGGGCTGAAAAACTCTTTAAGAATTTTTATTGCAGATGAATCATCTGAACTATTTAATACGTCGACAGTTATCTGCCTCGTTAAAAGTTCGAATAAAAGACCTGTATTTTTTATTTTATTATGCTTTCTATTGCTTGACATCAATACACTCCATTGTTAAATATTCGTACCATATATAAATATAAAAACTTCAAATAATTCGTTATTTCTTATCCGTAAATTCTTTATATTCTTTATTTAATTCTTCACTTTCGGTGGTTTCCCTAAGTAATTCCTTATCTTTATCCCCAAATGATTTTTTTAGGGCATCATAATGAGCTAAAGCCATACGTTTACCATGTTTACCAATTGGGTCTCTATCACGAGCACTCCCATCTTTTCCGTAACTTGGAACTTCTTTTGGTCTACCCACGCCATCAGCAACTTCTTCTTGGTCCCAGACTGAACCTGCAGGAGTTTCATTATCCCCACCCTCATCTGGTGCAGCAGTTGCCATATCACTTGGTGTACCAACTGATTCCCCACTTTCTTGTGGGTCATTACCTTCATTTTCAATTTGTGAGTATCTGAACTTCTCTTTTTGGTCTTGAACCAATCCTTTTTCAAGGCCTTTTATTTGGTCATCTGAGAAATTAAATACATTTTTATAAACCCAATCACTTGGTAATAACGCGTTATCTTTCATATCACGAGCAAGATTAACTTTGTTACTCCATAGTTCTATCTTTTCTTGTTCATATATTGTAGATGGGTTGGTTAAATTCAACTCAAAGTTTACCAATTGTGCATCTGTATATCCTTGTGAATATAAATGTACAACCGCAATCTTTGTTAATTCACTAACTACGATTCTTTGTATTCTTTCAATCGTTCTTGCAAACCTTACATCTTCTGCAGCCAATGTTGCTTTACTTCCAAGTGATTCCTCATATCCAAGAAATGCTTTTGGTACGTGTAATGCTGCTAACATACGATTCTTTAGATATTCAATATCTTCGGTTGTTTCATATGTCATCCCAGGTGTGGATTCTATCTGTGTTCCACTATCTCCACCCCGCACGGGTAAGAAGAAATCCTCGGTTAAATTTTGTATATTAAATTTTAAATTATAATCACCAGTATTCTCATCAATAAATGGTGTTTTCTTCATCTTATTGACTATCTTTTGCATATAGTTATCCACTTCATTTGGTGGAATGTTACCTATATCAATTTTGAAAACTCTCTTTTCAGGTGCTCTCATAATTCTATGAATTAACATAGCATCTTCCATCAATGTAATCTGTTTCCAAGTCTTACGAGCTCCTTCTAACATTGATTTACCATATGGTAATAGATTACTATCATTAGCTAATCTAAAGTGAGCAACTTGAAAGTTTTCAAATTCTATTCTTGTTCCGTTTGATTTTTTTGCAAAATATGGATGTGCAGCTTCCATTGCTTCTAAATAAAATTTAGTATAATATGGATTCTCTGGGTCTTCGCCTTCTGAACGTATCAATTCATATGGGGATAATGGAACAACATTTGTAATTCCGTACTTATCTTGTACATCTAAATATAAAAAGAAATCACCATACTTAGTTAGGTTTCTAACCCAAGGCCATAAGTTAAATTCAATATTCATTATATCATAGAATAGATTATGT